TGATCTGGTTAAGATTGCTGCGTCTGATCGTGCATCTGCCAGAGACATGGCGATAAACACGCACTCCTATACGCCATCTATATTGTCATACGTTACGGTTATCTGCTGGTCTATCATCCAGTATTATCTTTTTACGCACATCATTGATCCGTCTATGCGTGAGTTAATTGCTCGTGTATTAGGTACTCTCGATGGTGCTTTGATGCTGGTTCTGTCATTTTGGTTTGGCAGCAGCAATCCAACAATGGGGTCTAAAAATGAAAAATAACTTTGAGCAGTGCTTGGCACTGGTGCTTCGGTCTGAGGGTGGGTTTGTTCAGAATCCTAAAGACCCAGGCGGTGCTACCAATCTTGGCGTGACCAAGGCTACCTATGAGTCTTATGTCGGTCGTGCTGTTGATGCAGATGAGATGAAGGGTTTGACACCTGATACCGTTGCTCCGTTGTACAAGAAGATGTACTGGGACAAGGTGCGTGGTGACGACATGCCTGCTGGTGTAGACTATGCTTTGTTTGATTTGGCTGTTAACTCAGGCCCACGTCAGGCTACCAAGTTTATCCAGAACATTGCGAGTGTGCCTGCTGATGGCTTGATGGGTGATCGCACTGTGCAGCAGGTGAAGACGTTAGATCCTGCTGATACCGTTGCCAAGCTGTGCAATGAGCGGTTGCAGTTTTTACAGCAGCTCAACACTTGGGATACGTTTGGCAAGGGGTGGAGTAAGCGCGTCTCTGATGTACAAAAACGCGCTACTGCTATGGTTACCGCTTCTTGAGCATCCGCACGATGTGGTTGTAAGAAGCCACGATGTGCTGCACATGATACATGTTAGTGCTGGATAGAAGTAAGAACTTAAAGGTTTCTCTATCCATCACTCTTTCTCCCCAAGTGCTTCGCAGCAGATTTGATATGCTTTCCATGAATCATCGGGCGTATCGCCTAATCCATGAATTTCACGCAACGCTTCCCGCAGCCGTTCAATCTCCTGCGCCGCAATTTCAGCAACTGGACTAATCAACCCGTCTGTCAAAAACACTTCAGGACTTCGCAACCGTTCAACAATGTCCATCACATCAACCTTCCATCAAATGCGTATGTACCGTGGTGAGACAGTTGCACCCAAGGGGCAGCATAGATCTTGCCACCTTGCAAGCGCCACTGACGACAGAAGTGATAATCCTCTGACAACAAACGCTCGGTCTCAGGCTCAATGCTCTCTGTGAAGTATTGCGTAATGCGTTCGCGTGGAGAATTTGCTTGAGAAAGATCCACTACGTCATTGATGTAGCTAGGTGTTATGTCTTTCAACTCTTCAAACACTTTACGCTTGATGAGCATAAAGCCAGTGCCACCTGCCCAGATCTCTAAGGGTTCCCCCACAGGAACAGTAACACTACCAACGTAATCGACAAGATTGAGAACCCAGCTCCCAGTATAATGCTTAAGATTATTTGGGTCTTCTCCATTCTTGACACCTTTTGCTACCTGCTGCCAGTTGATCTCTTTCTTCGGGTAGATCCCGCAGATGATGTCTTTGTCGGCATCAAGCATAGGCAATACCTGATCGCCATAGAACTGAATGTCTGAGTCAATAAAGAACAGATAGTCTGCATCAGTTTTCATAAACTGGTTAACAAGTGCATTGCGTCCACGAGTAATTAGACTTTCGTTGACGAGCACACTGACCATTGCGCTGTGTCCTGCTTGCCCAAAGACGGCTTGCAAATTGAGCAGGCTCGTCATGTAGAGGGCGTTGCAAGCTCCACCGTAGCATGGTGTACAAATAAATATCTTAGCCATTTATGTGTCTCTTTCCTGATTTAATTGCTCCAATATTTTGCCTACATACTCCATATAAGTCGGCAATATATTGATGAGTACCTTCCATGTTGAGTATTTCTTTAACTTGTTCTTTTGTTAATTTTGAAGCTGGATGGTTAGGACCATTTTTTGATCTGCCTTTTTTTATCATATCAGTCATATTGTCTTGGGGAGTACCAAGAAATAGATGATCTGGATTAACACAAGATCTGGTATCACACTTGTGGCAAACCATCATGCCTTTAGGTATTGGACCTTTAAACACCTCATACGAAGACCTATGAGCGTATCTTCTTTTTCTGTTGCTAATTAACTGACCATAACCAACTTTTGCTACGTTACCAGTCCACAACCAGCAACCACATTCAGGAACAGGCATAGCCTTTTCCCATATCCTTTCTTTAGTTAATGGCAAAAGTTTAGCCATGTAGTTGACCCCTCATATCGAGAACTGGTTGTTTGTTATAGACGAGAGCAAAGTGTTCAGCACACCAGCTCTTGCCTGCCATAGACCTTTTGCCGCAGATGCGTGTGTTTGCGCCATCAGGATCACCAGGAATGTATTTGCAATTTCTATTGGTTGCAAAGACAAACAGAACACCGTCTGTTGATTTAGGCTTCTCTACTTCCACAATAGGCTTGGGAAATAGTTTATGAACTGGCGCAGGTTTTGCTTCCTGTGGCTTGCGTTCGACTTTAGGCGGTGGTTGCTTCTTTGGCCTGCTATTGGATAGGCCAGAACGATGGATAAAGCCTATGACCGAGTTGCGTGTTCTGTTGAGCTTGATGGCTATCTCCAGAGCGGTGTGCCCTTTCTCGTGCATCTCACGCAAGACTTCTTTATGCTTGTCAGGCCAGATGGCAGAGGTGACAAATTTACGTTTGTTCATCACAAACCATCCCCTTCTTCGCAATCTATTGTGATTTTGACACAGGCAATGCGGTCTTTAGATCTTTTTCTGTCTGCTAGTTCTTTTGTGACCCAACAAATAGGTTGGTGGTAACCTATCTTATCCACATTCACCCAATACTCACGCCGGATGCGGGGTTTGACTTCTATGAGGTCGTATGGCCCATCTACAGTTCTCACAGATTTTCCATCATCATACCAATACGCAAGCACCCATCCAATTGCGTCACGATACGCGCCATGCACTTCTTTATACCCGCCACCATCTACCGCATAAATCCTCACCTCCCGCCCGTCTCTGGTGCGGTATTGTTTGTCCATTGATATTGTCATGGCACTCTCGCTACATGTTGTTTCAACTGTATGTGGGTAATTGCTCTCAATCTAGCGTGTACTTGTTTTGTTGACTTGTGGTGCTGGCGCAGTACTTTAAGCTGCTCCATCAACTTCTCACGTTCAGATAGACGGCGGGGACTTCTCAAGTCCCTTATAAACTTTAGTAGTAGATGCTTGGCTTTCCACAACATTCATCACCTCTATGAAGTCTGACAGACGCATGATGACGATCTCTTCCTTGCGGTCTGCCTTGGCTATGACAATGGGTTTCTGTATGCCTGACGCTGCTGTGACTGCCTGATCCAGCCAATCATAGACACGTCCGATGTTAGCGTATCGTTTGCACTCTATGAGCCAGCGGGGGAGGTTGATGTCACCCCCACTGTCGCGTGTCTGTGTCAGGTTACGAGCTGCGTCATAGCCTTTCTCTTTCAAGAAATTAACTATGTCGCGCTCAAACTGGTGGCCTTTATTGCGCTGTGACTTACCCATCAAAATGGCACTTCGTTGTCGTCACGGCTAACTTGGCGAGGATAGGCTGGCTTTGCCTGACCGTCTGGCTTCCAAGTGTTCTGCTTGAGATTGATGCCGTTGTAGTCGTTCTTCCATGCACCGAGCTTGATCTCGTCGCCTGCCTTGGCGTCCTCTGCCAAAACAATTGACCCTGTATAATCAGGATGCGTTGGGATCTGCTTCTTGTCGTTGATCCGCAGCGCCCCAAAACCTGGTTTTTTAGCCATTACATTTGCTCCAAAATATCTTTGTTTACGTTAGAAAGTTGCATCAAGCGTGAGGTCTTATCATCGTCGCTCAACTTCTTTGAGTCGCTGATCCGGTTGGTCAGATCCATGTAAGCGTCAGGCCAAGCGGCTTCTTCGCACCACATGTGAACCTTGCGACCACCATCACCGTCTGGGATGTAGAGAGGAAACTTACCAGTCGTGTCCTCCTCGATCTCCTCAGCCAGCTCCATGTGTGGAATCTGCACAGGTTCCTTGTGGAAAGGCTTGTCAAAGTCCATGACCTCCTCGACCGCATAGTGACCTAGGATGCAAGCAGGATAAACACGCCGCACACCTTCAGAGATCACCCGTGCAGCCAGCATAGCCCTAGGGTAATTCTTCCAGTTGTCCTTCTTGGCAAGCCCAATGTCGTGAGCCTGCTTGAGCGTCCATGCAAGCGTGAGAGACCCACCAGCAGCGTGTGAGAACGTCATCTCCACCTTCTCGTCAGTGTATGTGCCATACTCAACCTTGCCACCAGCGAGCTGAAAGCGTGCAAGAATGGCCTGAGACTTAAGCGCAGGACGACCCTGAATGATGTCGTATTCCTGCACAACCGTTGCTGGGTGCTTGTTCTCAGCCTGAGCCACAGCCATGATAGCCATGACCTGATCCTCAGACTTGAACCCATAAAAACCTGACTTAACAATGGCTTGCGCCATAGACTTCATGTCATTCACTGGCACTAGATTCGTCATCTTCGTCTTCCTCTTTTGTTAACTCGATGTCGTAAACCTTTGAAATGAAATTCATAATGTCTTTCAAAGGGAAATGTGCTGCTGATGACTGATGATTGTTTGTAACAATGACAACCATGTCACCATCTCCACAATCAGAAAACGTCAACAGTGCATTGGTTTTTTCGTTGTAAAGCCTAACTTCTGTTTTTAAGACCGTCATTTTTTTACCCTTGTAAAGTAATGCTCGCATGAGCGGGCCATTTTCATAATGGTATCTGAGAAATTTCGTCAGTCCCATTTTATTTAACAAGAAAGCGTCTTGATCCTGCTGTTTCATCTTTATACTGCTCATAAATTTTAGGATTTTCCTGCTCAAAACGCTTGGCGTTAAACCGTTTAGATGCCTTAGCCGTCTTCCATGTGACTAGAATATCACCAGCCACGTTGACCAGCTCTGCCTTGTCACCCATGAAAGACATCAATCGAGCCTGAGCAATCTCTTCCTTGTTCTCAAGTTCTTTGATCTGCACCTTAATGTGCTTCAAGGCTTCGCAGTATTCCTCGATCACCTTGGTAGCAATGATGCTGGTGCCATCGTCCTTGCGGTAAATGCTCTGAGCCTGTGCAACGCTTTCAGGGCTGGGCAACTGACCCGTCTTGTGCATACCCCACCAGCCAGCAGCGCGTTGGATGAAGTCTGCCTTCATCTCGTCTGTGACATCAATGCGCCACCAACGGAACCGCTGACCGCCGAACAGCACCGCAAAGTAAATGTGCGGCACGTTGAACACGGTTGCCTCATGGATGCACTGCACAATGTCCTGCTCAGGCAGCTTCGTCCAATGGTCGTCCATCTCTGGGTATTTTTTAAACTGGTGATCTCCAAAGTTCTTAACTTCCAACAGACCGTTGTCGCCTGTCCAGAAGTCGCCATGTGCGCGAAGCCAGGGTTCGGTCGAGTGTGTGCCTGCTACGTCAAGATCACGAACTGATATTCCAGTCTGTTCTTCCCACAACCGCCCGATTGCGCTTTCCAGAAAGAGGCCCATTTGAACCGCTTCGACGCCTGATAGATCAGCACGTTCCTTTTCGCCCCGCTTCTCCAGCAGCACGTCAAGGAGCTGACCCGAAACTGCACGTCTCGAATCTGTTGCCCACCATGCGTTTTTGCGGTCTTCT